AACAAAAGTTTGCGGAAGTGGAACTGCTGATGGCGTTCCTTCAGTCAAACATACCGCACTTTAAATGCTGGGTTCGTAGAGAGTATACGCACAACCACATGGCGTATCATGGCGAGTTTTTGCACGCTATGGTCATCGCCGTGACCACCATACCTAATCGATGTCTATCGTTTCAGGTTATTTTTACTGGCTGTGAGACAGACGACACCGATGAACCAAACGTTCATGGCGGTGCTATGTGGGCACGTATGCCCATTACGGCGCTCGTAGGAGACACACCTTTTGAAGAATGGCCTGAGCCGATGCCCGTCTGGGCGGCACAGCCGTGGGATTGCGCGGCACGTACGCATAGTGTGTACGTACTAGATAGATGCACCCCCTGTCCGTGGATGGCGAAGATCGATGGTAAGTTCTACCCAGCTAAGTATTACTTCACGGTGGATTACACTGATTCTGAGATCGCTGATGACCCCGCTCAACACAAACAAGCGCATGTGCTTGAGTTGTTAGATGCAGGGAAGTGGACAGGAAACATTGTAGCGCTACCTAATAATAGGGTGCGAGTATCGCATCCCGCGTGGTTTGAGATGGGAGAAGGTGCTCCTGATTTCTTACCCTCACAACATATCCACTACAGTAAGTCTGACTTAGACTACACGTTGGATGTAAATCAAGTTTTTGACAATCTCTACGCGGAGGGAGATGGCGATGAAAAAGAAAGGATATAGAGCAGGTGGCAAAATGCCGGACTTAAGCGGCGACGGCGAAGTTACTCAGGAAGATGTCCTGATTGGACGAGGCGTGCTTGATAAAAACGTAGACGCTGTTACTAAAGGTAAAAAAGCTGGGTCTATGCCTAAGCCAGAAATGGCTAAAAAGAAATCAGGTCCAATGCGAGCTAAAGATCCTACTCTTACTACAGAGATGGTCAAACGAGCAAAAACCAAAACACCGGCTAAGAAAATGCAGAGTGGTGGTCCCGTTCCACCAAAAAAGAAAGGCTACGCCAAAGGTGGCAAGGTTCGTGGTGCAGGCATAGCGCGTAAAGGCACACGTCCTTGTAAGATGCGATAACATGCGACGTTACTATAAGTCAGGCGGGAAAATATGTTCCAAGGGTAAGGCGTGGGCAAAGCGCACCTTTGATACGTACCCGTCTGCTTACGCAAACATGGCGGCGTCTAAGTATTGCAAAGACCCTAACTATGCTAAAGGTAGTAAAAAGGCGAAGAAGTAATGGGTGATTTGAAGAAGTGGCGGGATCAAGAGTGGGTTCGCATCGGTACCGATGGCGAAATCAAAGGCGCGTGCGGCACTTCTAAAGACAAAAAGAACCCTGATCGGTGTTTGCCGAAGAGTAAAGCTCAAAGCCTATCAAAATCTGAGCGGTCTTCTACAGCCAAAAAGAAGAAGCGTGAAGGGAAGAAGGGTAAGACAGTGGTAAAAAACACTAAAGAAGCTGAAGTAAAATTCAGCAGTGGTGGTCTCGCGCGTCGTAAACGCTCAATAGCTCGTGGTTGTGGGGCTGTTATGGGCGATAGACGTAAGAAAACGCTGTATGTATAAGAGGGAAAAGTGATGGAAGTATTTCAAAACGGGCGGTTTTCTACCGGTGAGCCGGTCTACCAGATCGGTACTAAGAACGCAGACGGTACTTACAACGTTGCTGTCTACGACTTGATGACTAAAGCGCAAGCAGAGGATAGACTTAAGTCTATGGGGGGAACACCTCCCGCCGCACCTAAGCCTGTAGCTAAGAAAAAAGCTCCAGCCAAGAAGAAATCTGCGAGTAAGAAGTAATGACAACTTCAGGTACTACAGCGTTCAACATGGACTTCACGGAGATCGCTGAAGAAGCGTGGGAACGTGCGGGCCGTGAAATGCGCTCTGGGTACGATTTGCGAACCGCACGTCGGTCCATGAACCTGATGACTATCGAATGGCAGAACCGTGGAATTAACCTGTGGACTATCGACGAGGGCACTATCAGTTTAACGACTGGTACGTCTGAGTACGATTTGCCCGCCGATACAATTGATTTACTCGAACAAGTCATACGTACCGGTGCAGGTAACCAATCTACACAATCTGACCTCACTATAAGTCGTGTCAGTGTAAGTACCTACGCGTCTATACCGAACAAGTTATCACGCGGTAGACCTATTCAAGTGTGGATCGAGCGGCTACGTGATAACCCTAAGATTAATGTTTGGCCTGTGCCAGATTCCAATGACTACACGTTTAAATATTACAGGTTACGGCGCGTTCAAGACGCAGGTGCAGGTGCAGAAACTGCGGACATGAACTTCCGTTTTTTCCCGTGCCTTGTTGCAGGTCTAGCGTACTACATAGCAATGAAGATACCCGAACTTGCGGACCGAATACCTATGCTCAAGCAAGCGTATGAAGAGCAGTTTATGTTGGCGGCAGGGGAAGACAGAGAAAAAACACCTGCACGTTTTGTACCTCGTATTATGAGGATCTGACATGGGCAGTAGATTCGCGTCAAACAAGAAGGCGCTTGGCGTCTGTGACGTGTGTGGGTTTACGTATAAGTTACGTGAACTTCGTAAGGAATTTAAAAAAGGGCGCGATACAAACATCAAAGCGTGCCCTGAGTGTTGGGATGGGGATCACCCTCAATTGAAGTTGGGAGAGTTTCCTGTACATGACCCACAGGCACTGCGTGACCCTCGTCCTGATTCTAATCAGTATGCGGCGAGTCGAGCGTTGATCGAACCAGTAAGGCCGGTTGTCGGTACTGGATTTATAGGGCAAGCTACAGTTCAGATTTCGTAGGAGTGAGTACAATGCGTAAGCAAACACAAAAAACTGCTAAACAGCCAAAGTCTAAGAACAAGAAAGTTAAAGTTCGTGGCACTGGTGCGGCTACAAAAGGACTCTACGCTCGCGGTCCTATGGCCTAAGTTATGAATTATACCGAGCTGAAAACGAATATTGAGGACATCACTGAGAACACGTTCACTGATGCCCAGCTCGCTATGTTCACAGAACAGGCCGAACAGAAAATTTACAACACTGTTCAGATTCCCGCGCTACGTAAAAACGTTACGGGTACGCTAACGGCGAGTAATAAATACCTAGCAACACCTGCTGATTATTTGTATACCTATAGCCTAGCGGTAGTAGACGGTAGTGGAAACTATCATTTTCTATTGGATAAAGACGTAAACTTTATCCGGGAGGCTTATCCTATACAGACAACGACTGGTTTACCAAAGCATTATGCTAATTTTGACGACGATAGCTTTCTTGTTGGTCCTACCCCCGACGCTGGATATACAATGGAACTCCACTACGGATATTACCCTGAGTCGATAGTCACTGCGGGCACAACATGGTTAGGTGACGAGTTCGACTCTGCGTTGTTAAACGGAGCGTTAGTTGAAGCCCTACGGTTCATGAAAGGTGAGCCAGACCTCGTGCAGATGTACGAGCGCATGTACGTACAATCGTTGACACTACTCAAAAATCTTGGGGATGGTAAACTCCGTGGTGATACTTATCGTTCAGGACAACCTCAGATACCTGTAACTTAGGGGACAAAAGATGGCAATTACTCAAGCAATGTGCACGTCATTCAAGAAGGCGCTTCTTGATGGCGAGATGGATTTCAGTTCAGATACTTCAGCAACGTTTAAAATAGCGTTGTTTACTTCGTCTGCAACATTAGGCGCGGCTACTACCGCGTATGCTACTACCAACGAAGTAAGTGGGACGGGGTATACAGCGGGTGGTAACACGTTAACTGTTGTGGCTCCCACGACGTCTGGGACTACTGCGTTCCTAGACTTTGCAGATACAACGTGGTCTACCGCAACAATCACCGCGCGGGGAGCATTGATCTACAAGTCTGGTGGCGGCAATCCTGCTGTTGCTGTCCTTGATTTTGGTGCAGATAAAACGTCTACCGCAGGCGATTTTCAGATTCAATTCCCAGCGGCTGACGCATCTAACGCGATTATTCGTATAGCGTAATGCCCTCCTCTGTCACGTATACAGGGTGGGGTTCTACCGCTTGGGGCCAAGGCTCTTGGGGTACGGATCTCACCATTGTAAGCGTCGATGGAGTAGGAGCTACCGGCGCAGTTGGCACAGTTGTTGCCGCCGCTGACGCCGATGTCAGTGTTACCGGACTTCAAGCTAACACCGCATTAGGTAGTGTTACTGTTTCTGGTGCCGCTACTGTTCAACCTTCAGGACTCGCCGCGACAGGTAATATTGGTACCGTTTTAGTTGTTGCCGACGCTAATGTTGGCGTTACCGGTGCCGCCGGTACTTCCGCTTTAGGTTCTGTCACCGTCACCGCTGATGCAAATGTTAGCGTTACGGGTCTTTCTGCTACGTCTGCGCTTGGCACAGTCTCTGTTGTTGCTGACGCAAATGTCAGTGTCACAGGAGAAGAAGCTACCACAGCCCTTGGTTCTGTCACCGTCACAGGTGATGCGAATGTATCTCCAACCGGTGTTGAATCTACAGGTGCGATAGGCACCGTCAGCGTTTCAGGCGATGCAAACCTCGCAGTTACTGGCGTTGCAGGTACGACGGCGCTTGGTACAGTCGTAGTCGCCGCTGATGCTATCGTCTCTCCATCAGGTCTTGAAGCCATCACTGGCCTTGGTTCTGTTGTTGTTACAGGTACAGCAAACGTATCTCCAACAGGAATCGAAGCTACTGGTGCTCTTGGTACGGTCTCTGTTGTCGCTGACGCTAATGTAAGCGTCACAGGAGAAGAAGCTACCAC